CCACGGTAAATCGTCATCAGGAATATCTTCAACGTTATCTGTATGAATACCAATTATTCTTACTTTGACTCTATCGAGTTTTAAGGGATCAACGTTATTAACAACATATCCTATGAACCATCTAGTTTCATCTCCGTAATAGTTTACCATTATAATTCAGCCTCCACACCTAACGATGCAACTCTTCCACACGTTAACTCGGTAGACACACCTTCATCTGAAAAAACATGTTTTGCCGTCATTACAAGATAATCTCCAGATTTCTTCAAATCAAACTTTGCAGTTTGATCATCTAAATAAGGATTTGTGTCTAAAAATCTAAGCCTTATAGTTTTACCAATGGTATAGTTTGCATCACCAGTAATAAATTCTCTTCCTCTTACTGTTATGACTAATGGTGACTTAACTAAAAATTCTTTCAATGAATCTCTATTAATCTTTTTAGCTTGACCACCTACAGTCTTTTCATCTTGATAACTTTTAAATGTTGTTCCTACTGTATCATAAGCTCCAGATGAAGCAATTTGAGATATAACTTTTGAAGTATGTTGACCGATCTTTTTATCTTTTATTTTAAATTCTGGAGAATGATTGTATCTAGAATTTTCGCCACCAAGAGCATTCTTAATTATCAACGTTTTAAAGACATTGTCGACATCAAAATCAACGTTTGTAGGTATACCTTTGAATGTATCATGAAAAACATACTTTGCACCTACATGTCCATTTCTCATAATCCTTAATAAATTTTCTTGAGATTCATATCTGTATCTTTGTATCAAATATCTTTTTACAATCTCATTACCATCACCAGCACTAGGTGCATATATGTAAGGCTGCTCTACGTTTATAGGTACTTGAGTCAACATTTTTTCTAAATCTTTTAATATTAAATTATCTACACCAAGAGCTGAAAAGAAAAAGAAAGGAAGACCATCACTGGTAGTGGCTCTTTTATTTAACCACGCACCGGCTTCTAAAGGATTTAAATTTGGAATTATAACTTTCATATCTTTTACATCATCAACTCCTTCAATCAATACTTCTTTGTCTAAGAAGTTTTCTATGATTGTTTTTATAATTGACGTAGGAGAACCATTATAAGACTTACTAATATTTTGACCTGATGAATCAAACACATGATATTCTAACAAATGTAACATAACAAATTCTGTTCTTTCATCAACTCTTATTATGTTTTCAATCTTATCAATTAAGAACTCTTTAGTGATGGTATTGGCAGATACTGTTTCTTCTAAGTGTTGAATAGTGATAGTTAATTTTTCACCGCCTTGAAAATCCATATCTTGTAGAATATTTTCTTCTTCTTTAAAAGATAACCTACCAGTTAGATACGGCTTTTCAATATGTTCATATATTATAAATTCTGAAACTAAAGTTCTTATATCAACTTGTGTATCATTTCGAGTTGATGATATAATAGCTTCAACGATTAAATAATCGGTACTTGATTGTGCAGATAATTCCATTTAACCTCTTAGTGACTTTTTAAAGCTTGTCACTATTCCATTAATTAAATCAGGTTTAATAACTTTGATTTGTTTTAAATTTTCATTTACAGCATGGTATACATCTTGGTGTGTTTTACCTGTAAGTAAACCACCAGGACCTACTGTTGGATCAATATCAACTATAGCTCCATCACCATCTACGTAATGACTTTCTGATAAAAATTCTTTTTCTGATGATACAGCAACAAGAGTTTCTAAAACACCAGATGAATTAGTGGAAGTAAAAGTTTCTCCTCCACTTGTAAAAGATACGGTTCCTTCTACGGTGATTTGTCCTAGATCTAAATTTCTTCTTATTATTTTACCGCTTTGACCAGACGTATTACCAGTTATTGTTTGACCTACTTTAAACTTAGTTGCAAAACTTTCTCTTGTAGTTATAGTAGTATTCGGAAAAGATTTTTGTATATAAGTAATTAGTTCTTGATTAGGTAAGGGCCAACCTTGTTCTCGTAAATCATCGTTTAAAAGATAAAAAGTCCAATAGTGTAAGGGCGTATCATACAGTTGTATCGATACTTGATCCGGTCTAAAACCTTCTTGTATTGTGTGTTTGTTTGCAAAAGTAATATCATCTTTAATCTGATCTATTATGTCAGCATATATGGATATGTTTTGAAATGTAACGGGATCAGGTTCATCACCGAAATTGTAACTGATATTTGAAAAGTTAGTAAAATATAACATTAGAATCCTTTCTTAATATCAAGCGATTTAAGAGTTTCATGTTCAACAAACGCCATTGAAATATCTATTTCGTTTGGTTGACCATCATTTCTAAATCCACCACCTGTAGGATTGATTGTTGCGTTAAAACTTCTTAAATAAGCAGGTTTTATTTTAGGTAAGTTTTTATTTCTTCTTCCATTAAACTTGAATATTATTTTAAATGCATTTGGAAAATGATAACCGATATCTGCAGAAGCAGAACCGAAGTTTACTGGAAATCCTCTTGGATATAACTCTTTTCGAAAATGCTTAATTATTTTTTGTACAGTTCTTGCTTCTTCTGGAGAAGTTGCTATAAGTTTAAATTGAAATTGAAACTCACGTATATTAACTCCTCTAAATATGGCTCTTACATTAGGATTAACAATAAATCGATTTGCCAAAGCTGCAGCATTTCTAAATGCAGATGAAGGATTATATCTGTTGTTAACTTTAGCCACAGCTAATTTAAGAGAGTCAGTGGCACCTTCAGATAAGTTATTAACGCTACCTTCACCGCCTTTTATTACATCTAACAAAGCTTTTCCTTCACCCATAAGTGCTCTACCAGCTGAGGCAAAACCACTAGCGCCGCCTTCCATTCCTGCTAAAGTTGCTGCACCTACTGTTCCTAACTCAGCGTTAGTATCATATGCAACGTTGTCAACAAAAGACATACTTGGAGGAAAGTACATTGTAACAGTTGGTTCACCTTTCTTAGGAAAAAAACTTACGCCGCCTCTTACATTTGAAGAAGATTTTTTAGCAGTAGCCGCTTCAACTTCAGTATCTTTTTTAGCTGCAAAATTTAATGATGCTGCGTCATCAGCAAAAGCTGCTGTGTTGGCTCCTCCGCTACCATCTGCAATATCTGCAGAGAATGTTGTTGGTTGATTAGTAGCACCTAAGAAAGATGCATTTGCATCATTTGATTGTTGAAACCCTGGATTTCTACTTCCAAAATCATCAACTAATCCTAAGCCTGCAGCTTGGTTTCTAGCATCATCAGCTTCTTTCAATCTGGCTTGTTTAAGATTATCTTCTTGTTGTTTCATATGAGACTTTTGACTTTTACCAGATTCAGGCGTGGTATATTCTAAAGTTTGAAATGATACGGTTGCAGCATAAGCGGGATTACCAGATACATCCAGTGGATATTCTAATGTGCTGCCACCAACGCCAAAGTTTTGAAACAAAGCACCTAATAACGATTGACCGGCTTCTGCAAATTCTTCAAGTGCACCTTCAACGTTACTAAAGTTTTTTATTGGATTCTTTAATCCACCTCCGCCCTTAAGTGTTTCGCCTAAAGGTCCAGCTTTATCTAGTATTCCCATGTGTAATCCTTATAGATATAATATTAAAGTATTATTTCTTTATTTATAACGGTTATCATGGTTTATTCTGGTCTTTACAAAGCGAAAAACGCTTCAAAATATAAAGGTGATCACACCAATATAATATATAGATCTCTTTGGGAGAGAGAAGTTTTTAAATGGTGTGATAGCAATCCAAAGGTAAAAGGCTGGAGTTCTGAAGAAGTTGTTATACCGTACTATTATGACGTTGATAAAAAATATCACAGGTATTTTGTAGACGTAAAAATAATATTTGAAGACAAAACATTACTGGTAGAAATAAAACCTGAACAACAAACTCTTCCACCAACTGGTCCTAGAAAAACTAAAAAGTATATTACTGAAGGTTTAACTTATGTTAAGAATATGAATAAGTGGGAAGCTGCAGATAATTATGCAAAAGATAGAGGATGGGAGTTTCAAGTATGGACCGAAAAAACATTACAAGAAATGAAACTTTTAACTAAGCCTGTTCCGGGTAAACTTAAGAAATATAAACCGTTACCATCATATCGTAAAAAGCGTAAGAAAAGATATAAATAGACTTATGAGTAACTTATTTCAAAAACTTGAACTTGAAGCCTTTCGTAAAGGTATCACACCACGTACACGAGAGTCACGTGAGTGGTTCCGTAGAAGAGTACAACAACTTACACGTGTAAATCGTGAAGCATTAATGAGAGAAGACGAGATTACAAAAGTCAGTAGTCCGGCATTTGGAAGCATGATGATGTTTTTCTACGATCCTAAACTTAAAGACAAGCTTCCATACTATGATACGTTTCCATTAGTCATACCTGTTGAAAGTGCTGAAGGTGGATTTAGAGGTTTAAACCTACATTATATTCCACCAGTTTTAAGAGCAAAGTTTTTAGATAGTTTACTTGAAGTAGTCAATAATAAAAAATATGATGAATCAACGCGATTTACTTTAACATACAGATTACTCAAAGGTGCATCGAGATTTAGATTCTTTCAACCGTGTTTTAAACATTATTTGTTAGATCACGTTAAATCACGATTTGCACAAGTACCAGCACCTGAGTGGGAGATTGCCACGTTTTTACCGACCGCAAGTTGGAAGAAAGCTTCTGCTGGTAGAGTATATTCAGATTCAAGGAAGATGGCAAGTGTCTAATAGTGTAGATGAAATAAAAGCTTTAGCTAATACAAAGTTAGGATTTGCTCGAGCGAACAGGTTCTTAGTTACGTTACCAACAAACTTTGGTGGTGGCGGTGGTCTACTACAAGGTGTAATTGGATTATTAACCGGTGGCGGCGGAGGAGCATCAGGAAGAGAATTAAATATTCTTTGTTCCAGTGCAACATTGCCGGGTAAGATTACACTTACAAATGATAGAAGAATAGGTATGGAGTTTCAAAAAGTAGCATACGGATATGCTATCGATGATGTTTCAATGACTTTTTATCTTATGAATGATTATGGTGTAAGAGAATATTTTGACGCTTGGCAAAATACTGCGATACCAGAAGATGGAAGAAAAGCTTTTACAAGTAACTATAAGAGCCAGTATGCCAAGTCAGTAACTATACACCAACTAAGACAACCGTTAAAAGGATTTTCAAAACAGATTGGACCAATTAGGTTTGGTGCTGGAATCGGTGGAGGAACTGTATATTCAGTAGAATTACTAGACGCATTTCCAGTAGCATTAAGTGCTATTGAACTAAATAACGAACTAGACGGATTGGTTCAATTGACAGTAACTTTTGCATATACAAACTGGGCGCGTTCGAAGAACACACAAGGATTTATTAATATGGATATTGATACACCATTAGGTGGAATCGATATATTATAAGGAGTGAAATGAAATGGCTTTACCAAGGCTAAAAAATGATATACCAAAATATGAGTTAACGATACCCTCTACAGGTAATGTCGTTAAATATAGACCTTTTCTCGTAAAAGAACAAAAGGTTTTATTGATGGCTTTTGAGTCAAAAGATAATAAGCAGATATTGAATTCAATGCTTGATTGTTTATCGAGTTGTATTCCAGATGTCGATATGACTGATCTTGCAACATTTGATGTTGATTACATGTTTACTCAAGTAAGATCAAAATCAGTAGGTGAAACTTCTACTGTAATGCATGCTTGTAAAGAATGTAACGAAGAGAATGAAGTTAAAATAAGACTTGATCAAATTAAAGTAAATATAAGCGATACTTGGAAAAAAGTTGTTGATGTAGAAATTGACAACAATATTGTTGTTGAACTTAAATATCCAACTTATAAAGATATGTCTTATATTACAGTTAACGATGATGCACCTGATACTGAAGTAATGATGAACACAATAACAGCGTGTATGAAAGCAGTAAAAACTGAAGATGAATATTTGTTGATAAAAGATGAGCCAAAGGAAGAAGTTGAAAGATTTGTAAATTCTTTAACTAATCAACAGCTTGAAAAAATAACTAGCTTTGCAACTGATGCACCTAAAATGACGCATACAGAAGATTATAATTGTAAAAAATGTAATGCAGAAAATAAAGTTGAATTAAGTGGGTTACAAGATTTTTTTTAGTTAACCTCT